AGAGTTAGATTATGTACGAGCATACTACAATTACTCCTACCCTAAAGCAATTGCCGCTTTGTCAGTCCTTTCCAATCAACAAATTGATACTATTAAAAAGAAGATAGACAATAAAGGTGGAGTAAAATGAATGATTGGACAGTTGAAAATATGGTTGAGGTTACGCTGTCTCAACCTGATGATTTTCTAAAAATTAGAGAGACACTTTCTCGCATGGGAATTGCGTCAAAGAAAGACAAGAAATTATATCAGTCTTGTCATATCTTGCATAAGCAAGGTAGATACTTTATCGTACACTTTAAAGAGTTGTTCGGTTTAGATGGCAAGCAAACAAATTTTTCACAAGAAGACCAAGAGCGTAGAAATACCATTGTAAAACTTTTGAAAGATTGGGGATTAATTTCTGTAGTCGCTGAAGATAAGATTGCTGACCAAGCACCCTTATCTCAAATTAAAGTAATTGCATTCAAAGAAAAGAATGAATGGATACTTGAAACTAAATACAACATAGGAAAGAAAAAAATAGATGCTTAGTTGGTTTAGAAAAGTTTTCTGGTATAGACCTTCTATTGTCGGTGATATGTCTCAACATAGACTACACTCTGGCAAATATGAAGATTTGTGCATGTAAAGTACTTGATATTATGAAATTGATGACTATATATAATGTGAAGACGCCTCAGTTGGGTCTTCTATAAAAAATAAAGTCTTGCTTAATAGGAGATAAAAACATGACTAATTTAACGACACTAAGGTCGGCGCTACAGTCGTTTGACCAAAATCTTTTAACCCCATATGCTGTTGGATTCGACCACACCTTTAATAGGTTGTGGGACTATGCGACACATCAGGCAGAATCCTCAGGATTCCCGCCTTACAATATTGTCAAAGATGCTGAAGATGGTTACAAATATACCATTGAGATGGCACTTGCTGGTTACAGTAAAGATGATATTGAAATTGATTTTGCAGAAGGTTGTCTAACAATCAAATCTAAAAAACAAGAAGATGCTAAAGATACGCTGTCGATTTGGAAAGGTATTTCTAATCGCTCGTTTACTAGAAAGTTTACTCTTGCAGATGAGGTTGTTGTCAACAGCGCAGAACTAAAAGATGGTATGTTGAGAGTTGAACTTGAACGTATCATTCCTGAAGAGAAACTACCTAAGAAGATTGAAATTAAATAATCCTTCGGAGGGCATCACCTGAGCATGTGTAAAAACTGCTCATTTATATTAGGAGTATATGATGAATAAACCTGTAACTGAGAAACTTGAAAAAATGAATATAGCAAAGAATAAAATTGAAGACGCCATTGAAGAATATGAAGTTCAACTTCAAAAGCGTAAAGAACAAATCACCAATATGAAACAAGCACAAGTTCAACTTGAAGCAGAAGCAAATTCTCTTGTTGGTTCTATTAGTGCTTTGCGTAAAGTGCTGATTGATGAAGAGGAAAAAAATGATGAGTGATGTAACTCTAATTAAAATGATTAATGGTGAACAAATTATCGCCAAAGTAACGGGTGAAGATGAGGATACAATCACAGTAGAAAAACCTGCTATTGTTATGCTTGCTCCTGGACAAGGAAATCAAGTTCAAGTTCAGATGGGTCCTTGGGACTCTTTCACAGATAAACCAATTGCAGTTTCTAAACCTAGCGTAATGTATATTGCAGAACCAACAACAGAACTTCTCAATAGTTATAATCAAAACTTTGGTAGTGGACTTGTTATTCCTAATAAGAAACTTGATACCAGTGCATTTCTAAAGGGGTAAAAGACACTTTTACGCGCATAAAACTGTTGACAAATCACACATTATGGCGCATAATAGTGTGATGATAAATGATGAGGCAATATATTGAAGTTCTATACAAACGTCCAGCAATGGGGTAACAACATTCTAGTTCGTGGTGTAGGTCATGATGGTCAACGTGTTATGCAAAGACATAAAGACTTTTCACCCACACTATTCTTAAAAGCAAACAAACCCACAAAGTACAAGACTATTGAGGGTGAGTATGTCGATGAATTCAAACCTGGCGGTGTCAAAGAAGCAAGAGAGTTTCTTGACCAGTACAGAGATGTTGAGAACTTCAAAATCTATGGTCAGACGCAATATCTCTATCAGTGGATATCTGACAACTTTGTAGATAAAGATGAGATTGACTTTGACACTAATCAAATCTCTATTCTGTCACTCGACATTGAGACTTCTACAGAGTATGGTTTCCCAAACATTCAAACTGCTAATGAACAAATCTTGCTCATCACTGTGCGAGATAGTCTGACTAAGAAGTTGACTACATGGGGTCTCAAAGAATATCACGGTAGCAATAGAGATGTAGACTATCGAACTTTCACTGATGAGCGAACTATGTTGAGTGACTTCATCGCGTTTCTAAATGATTATAAACCTGATGTTATCACTGGTTGGAACACTCGCTTCTTTGATATTCCATACATTGTCAATCGCATCGAAAGACTTCTCGGTGAAGAGAAAGTTCGTCTTATCTCTCCCTGGAAGATTGTCAAAGGTGGTAAGATTACTATTCAAGGTAGAGAGCAACAATACTATGATATTTTTGGTATTGCTGGCATTGACTATCTAGAACTGTTTCGCAAGTATCGTGGTATTGGTTATGAGAGTTTTGCACTTGCACATATTGCAAATGTTGAACTTGGTTCTGAGAAACTTGACCACTCTGAGTATCAAAACTTCAAAGACTTCTATGAACAAGACTGGGATAAGTTTGTTGACTACAACATTCGTGACGTTGAACTTGTTGCACAATTAGAAGACAAACTTGGTTTGATTGACTTGCAGTTGACGATGGCGTATGACTTTCGCGTAAACTATGAAGATGTATTCTCGCAGGTTCGTTGTTGGGATATGCTCATCTATAATACTTTGCGTAAGAAAGGTATTGTCATTCCGCCAAAGAAAATGAACTACAAGAATGAAGCATATGCTGGTGCATATGTGAAAGACCCTACTATCGGTCAGCATGATTGGGTTGTTTCTTTTGATTTGAACTCTCTGTATCCTCACTTGATTATGCAGTATAACATTTCACCTGATACTATTGTTGATGAGAGAGTACAATGTAGTGTAGATGAACTTCTAGCAAAGAAACTCGACACTTCTCACTTGAAAGAAAACAATCTTTGTATGTCGGCAAATGGTCAATGTTTCAGAACAGACTTTCAAGGGTTTCTACCTGCTATGATGGAAGAACTCTATGAGAGTAGAAAGTTCTATAAGAAGAAGATGCTTGAAGCAGAGCAAGAATATGAGATTACAAAGAAATCTGACTTGCAGAGAGATATTGCAAGATATGGCAACATTCAACTTGCAAAGAAGATTGCACTAAACTCTGCTTATGGTGCGTTAGGTAATCAGTACTTTAGATACTTTGACATTCGACAAGCAGAGGGCATCACACTCTCTGGTCAGTTGTCTATTCGATGGATTGAAGAAGCACTGAATAAATACTTTAACAAACTACTAAAGACTGATGGAGAAAATTATGTCATTGCAAGCGATACGGATTCGGTTTACCTTAATCTTAGCGGACTTGTTAGTCAAGTGTTTGGCGAGAGAGTCCACTTATCGAAAGACGAGGGTGGTGTATCGAAAGAGCGAATTGTTAAGTTTCTTGACCGAGTTGCTAACGAGAAACTTGAACCTTTTATTGATAAGAGTTATAAAGACCTTGCTGACTATATGAATGCATATGAGCAGAAGATGTTCATGAAGCGTGAAGTAATCGCTGACAGAGGCATCTGGACTGCAAAGAAACGATACGTTTTGAATGTACACAATTCTGAAGGTGTGCAGTATGATGAACCAAAACTCAAGATTATGGGGTTAGAGGTTGTCAAGTCTTCAACGCCTGCACCTGTGCGTGTGATGTTGAAAGATGCTATCAAAGTTATTGTGAATGGTTCGAATGATGACCTTCTAGAATTCATTGAGAATGCAAGAACAGAATTCAACTCACTACCGCCAGAAGAGATTGCTTTTCCTCGCTCGGTGAATGGTGTTGAAAAGTACAAGTCTGATATCAAAATCTATACGAAAGGTACGCCCATGCATGTTCGTGGTGCGCTGATGTATAATGAACTTGTACGCAATAAGAAGATAACTAATCGTTATCCTCAAATTAAAGATGGTGAAAAAATCAAGTTCATTCACTGTAAGATGCCAAACCCTATTGGCGAAAACATTATTTCTTTTCTAGCAACTCTTCCCGAAGAGTTTGACATGCATAAGTATATTGACTATGAGATGCAATTTACGAAAGCATTTTTAGAACCTCTACGATTTATTGCAGAGAGTATCAATTGGCAGTTAGAAAAGATTGCAACATTAGAAGATTTTTTTGGATAGGAGATAGATATGGAAGAAGAAATCAAAAATGCACTTATTACTCATGCTCAAGGTCATATTGACAAACATGCTATGAATGTAAAAATTCTCATGCGTAACGCAGTAGGAATTGGTGAGCATGGTGATATACTAGAAGAAATTGAAAAAGAACTAAAGATAATTGCAGAATATCATGATGAAATTGAGATGATACACAAATATATCAGTCCTGCCCATCCTTATGATAAATTACCTTGACATTCAATGTAAACTGTAGTATAGTGAATATTAATTATAGGAGATATTATGAATAGTTTTTTAAAAGATATTGTCAAAGAGAGTAAGAACGAGTTTGCTGGCGTTGTCGCAGATGGCGTAGAAGCAGGTGATGTTTCTACTTTTATTGACAGTGGTTCTTATATCTTCAATGCACTGTTAAGTGGTAGCATCTACGGTGGTTTACCTGCTAACAAGATTACAGCAATCGCAGGGGAATCCGCAACTGGAAAAACCTTCTTTGCTCTCGGTCTGTGTAAAAGTTTCTTAGATGCTAATCCAGATGCTGGAGTAGTTTACTTTGAGACTGAGAGTGCATTGACAAAAGATATGATTGAAGAGCGAGGCATCGATGGTAATCGTATTGTAATGATGCCTGTTACAACTGTGCAAGAGTTTAGAACTGAAGCAATTCGTATTGCTGACAAGTATCTTGAGCAGAAAGAAGAAGATAGACAACCTCTGATGTTTGTACTTGATAGTCTTGGTATGCTATCGACAACGAAAGAAATCGAAGATACCGCAGATGGTAAAGAGACAAGAGATATGACTAGGTCACAACTAGTCAAAGCGGCATTCAGAGTATTGACGCTAAAACTAGGTAAAGCAAAAGTACCTATGGTTGTCACTAATCACACTTATGACCAGATGGGTACTATGTTTCCTCAGAAAGTTATGGGCGGTGGGTCAGGTCTTCAATACGCCGCATCAACTATTGTGTTCTTGTCTAAGAAAAAAGACAAAGAAGGAACAGAAGTTGTAGGTAACATCATTCACTGTAAACTGAACAAGTCACGATTGACTAAAGAAAACTCTATGGTTGATGTATCACTGAAATACAAAGGTGGTCTAAGTCGTTGGTATGGTCTACTTGAACTTGCAGAAGAAGCAGGTATCTTTAAGAAAGTTGCAACTCGTATTGAATTACCTGATGGTGCTAAACTATATGGTAAGCAAATCTTATCTGATCCAGAAAAGTATTTCACTGAAGAAGTGATGCAAAAACTAGACGCATTTGCTAAGGAGAAGTTTACATATGGTGGTGAAGTATAGTCACGTTAAAAAAGAGACTTTCATCGCCACTCGTATCGATGAAGGTAAGTATGCAGGTATCGTGTATCAAGTCGGTCGTATTCAGTTTAGTAGACCTGATGAGACAGGTCATAGAGCAATGCGATTTAAGTACGAGATACTTGAGAATAAAAAGTCGATTGAAATTGAAAATGATATCACCAGTATCATAGGTGATATCATTGTCGACCAAATGGAAAAACAAATAGAAGCAGGTGAATTAGTATATGCAAACGGCACGGATTGAAACAACAATATTATCTAACCTATTACTGAATGAAGAATTCGTAAGAAAAGTTATGCCGTTTTTGCGTCCTGAATATTTTCATGATAGTTCAGAGAAACTGGTATTTGCAGAGATATACAATGCAATTACCAAATATAATAAACTACCTACTACAGAACAAATCATTATTTCTCTTAATGAAGCACACAATGTTCCTGAACCTGAATTTAAATCTGCAGTTGAACTAATAAATAGTCTCAATGAGCAGTCTGCAGATAACTCTTGGTTGATTGATATCACCGAGAAATTCTGTAAAGATAAAGCAATCTACAATGCCATCGTAGAAGGCATTCAGATAGTAGAGGGGAAGGACAAGCAACGGTCACCAGATGCTCTTCCTTCTCTACTATCTGATGCTCTCTCTGTGTCATTTGATCCTAATGTTGGTCATGACTATTTTGAACAATCAGATGAGAGATTTGATTTCTATCACACAAAAGAAGAAAAGATACCTTTCAATCTCAAGTACTTTGACTTGATTACAAAAGGTGGTCTACCAAGCAAAACACTCAATGTAGCACTAGCAGGTACAGGCGTTGGAAAATCCTTATTTATGTGCCACCTTGCCGCAAACTATATGATGCATGGAAAGAATGTCCTTTACATCACTATGGAGATGGCAGAAGAGCGTATTGCTGAACGTATTGATGCTAATCTACTGAACTTAGATATTCAGACATTGAGCGAACTACCAAAGAGTATGTTTGACAAGAAGATTGCATCTTTACAAAAAGAAACACACGGCAAATTGATTGTCAAAGAATACCCTACAGCGACCGCACACAAAGGTCATTTTGATGCGCTGATAAATGAACTAGCACTAAAGAAAAGTTTCAAACCTGATGCTATCTTTATTGACTATCTCAACATCTGTGCATCTCAGCGTTTCAAAGCAGGAGCATCACAGAACTCCTATACTATTATCAAATCAATCGCAGAAGAATTGCGAGGTCTAGCAGTAGAGCATAATGTTCCTATCATCTCTGCTACACAGACTACGAGACAAGGGTTCTCTAGTACCGATATTGGACTAGAAGACACTTCAGAAAGTTTTGGACTACCAGCAACATGTGATTTCATGTTTGCACTGATATCAAATGAAGAACTAGAACAGCATAATCAAGTTCTAGTGAAGCAGTTGAAAAATCGATACAACGACCCTACAAAATACAAGCGTTTTGTATTGGGTATCGACAGAGCAAAAATGCAGTTGTATGATGTAGAGGACTCTGCACAAGAAGAACTTGTAGAGAACATGGTACCCAAAAACGTACCACAAGGGGTACAAGTAGTAGAAACTAATGGATTTGATAAACTAAAGGAACAACGCAATGAAAAGCAAAAGTATAAAGACTTCTCGACATTCAAGATTTAAGATTGAGTTTGATGGTAGTAGAAATATTTGGTGTATTCATGATACCAAATACGATGATATTATTGAAGTCAGTCCTGAAAGAATTGAAGCAAAGCATAAATGTGATATTCTAAACACAGGAACAGGGTTCGAAGACTGGCAGATTCCTTCATTTATGAGAAACACTTTCTTTAAAAAAGCATAAATACTACTTGACAAGTACCAATTTGTATAGTATTATATAACTATATTGAGAAGAGAGGTTGTATGTTAGTAGTAGATGTAGTCGGTAGTAATAAAACGAAGCGCGATATTGCTTATAATGTCGTGCATTTCATGTTGCAAAAACTACTACCTAGATTGCGTAATATTGAAATTGAAGTCAAGTTCAGTAAAATGACCGATGATGCAGTAGGTTACTGCATGATGCTAGATAACAATCGTGAGTATCAATTAGAAATATCAAGAGACCTTAACATAAAAGAACTTGTTATGACTATCTGTCATGAGATGGTGCATGTCAAGCAGTATGTTCGAAATGAAATGAAAGAAGGTCAGATGGTTTGGAAGAAAAGACCAGTTGCTTCAGATACGAAGTATTATGACCTACCTTGGGAAAAAGAAGCATACGCAATGCAAGCATCACTTGCAAAAGCATGTTGGAATAAAGGAATCTTTTAATGTCATTACTCCCACTAGGTGAGTTTACAAAATATGGTATTGAGCGACCACAGATATTGATGGAAAAACTTTTTCTGTTGAATGGTCGCTCAAACACTATTCATACACCAGATGGTACTTTCGAATTAGATGGTATCATTATCAATGGTAAAGAAACCCTACGAACACCTAGTTCGATGCCAAGTCTGGCAGATGAACTTGCTAGAGAGATTGCAAGTTTCAAAGATAATACTGCTGGACAAAAAGTAGAACTTAAAGGTAAATATACCGGACAAGAGAGAACTACTATCATTGGTATTGGTAAGATGACTAAGACTGAAGAGTTTGGTGGTCAACCTGCAGGTGGAAAGAAAGAAAATAAAGGACTGAAGTTTGAGCGTGATTTAGCAAACTCACTAGTGAATTACGCGAATGGAATACAAGAGTCCACAGACACACATGCTAAACTAGCACATGAATTAATGTCTGCAGTGTGTAAGCAGAACCGTTCACCAGTAAAAGAAATTAAGCAGATGGGCGGTGCTAACGAAAGTCGTCCATTCGTTATGATGAATGGTAAAGTCGCAATCGGACCAGGTAATCCTGCAGACGTTGGTAAAAAGTTGACTGATATCACAGTCTTTCATTCTGATAGAACTGAGAGTTATCTATCAGCAAAGTTTTCAAGCACATTGACATTTGTTAATACTGGTGTAAAAGGTGCTGGTAAACCATTCACTGAAGCAGAAGTAAAAGCAGGAATGATTACAAACGATATGGGTAAGCAATTACTCAAAGCACTTGGTATTGATAATGCAACATTCTGTGCAGTATTTAATCTATATGGAACTGGACAGAAAGCGGCAACGCCTCATGTGGTTGATGTGACTTCCGCTGTTGACAAACCACTTCTAACAAATCTACTCATGTCTGCTATCGGCGCAAACTACTGGATGGTTCATGGACAAGGCGGCGGTAAAGCATATTGTTGGTGGGTAGGAACAGAACAAAATAAAAAGTATGCGAATATCAATGCATCTAAGTTTACTTTATATTATGGTGGTATCACAAACGGTACAGCAAAACGTATTGATATGAAGTTCTCAAATGCGTACTTTGATTTTAAACTAAATATAAGAAATAAACAGGGAGGGATAGCACCAACTCACTTCTTATTGGACTATACGTCAAAAGAAGCGACAGGCAAGAAGTTACTAGGATAATGTGTGACAAAAATATCACATAGTATAAAAAAAATGAGAAAAAGTGAAAAAAACCCTTGACTTTTACCGAAAGTGTGTTATAGTATAAGCATGATTAGTTTTAAGAAACATACAGAACAGTTGTCAGAAAACCGCAATACGCATCTGACACATATCGAAGAAACCATTATCACTGATGGTGCTAGTGGTGCAGAAAATGCTATTAACTTCCTGAAAGAAGTTCGTAACATGCTATCAAGTAATGTTCGAACTGGTGTAAACATCACTACTAAATGGGATGGTGCACCTGCTATTTTCTGTGGTGTCGACCCAGAAGATGGTAAGTTCTTTGTTGCGACTAAATCAGTTTTCAATGCAAGTCCTAAGTTAAACAAAACGAGTGCAGATATTAAAAAGAACCACCAAGGTGGTCTTGTCGAAAAACTTGAAGTTGCACTTAAAGAATTGTCTAAGTTAGGTATCAAAGGTGTCATTCAAGGTGACATGATGTATACAAAAGCAGACTTGCAGACTAAGACAATTGAAGGTGAAGAGTATATTATCTTTCAACCTAACACAATTGTCTATGCTATTCCTAAGAACGGACCTCTTGGTAAGTTTGTTTCTAAAACAAAAATGGGTATTATCTTTCATACAGAGTATAAAGGTAAGACATTACAGACGATGAAAGCATCGTTTAATATAAATATAAGTAAGTTGAGAAAAACGAAGACAGTTTGGTTCGATGATGCCTCATATAAAGATGTTTCAGGCACAGTTACACTAACTAAAGATGAAACCGAAAATCTCAATGGTTACATCGAACGGATTGAAAGTCTTCTACCTAAAGTGTCTAGTTATCTAGATAAGATGGCAGGTGACTTTGATGAAAAGAACCAATTCGCTATTCCAACTAACTTTAAGGTTCATCTGAACTCATACTTCAGAAGTACCGATGATTTACCTGACAGTAACACTATGGTTGCTGACTTTAAGACTTATTGGACTACTAAGTTAGACAAGAAGATTGAAAGTGTAAAATCAGAAGGTGCTAAAGAGAAGTATACTGAGATTAAGAAAGATGGACTGAATAAGATTGAAAAGCAAACTGCAGATTTGCAGAATGCTACTTTATTGTATAACTATATTATGGACGCTAAGAATGTATTGGTGCAGAAATTGTCGAAAGTGAAATCTATTGGGACATTTCTGAGAACAAATGATGGATTAAAGACCACAGAACCTGAGGGGTTTGTGGCAGTGGACAGATTAAAGGGTAATGCAGTTAAACTAGTGAACCGCTTAGAGTTCAGTCGTGCTAACTTCACTGCCGCTAAAAATTGGGTGAAAAAATGACACTAAAGTTTAATGAACTTCAGCAAAGACTGAAGGAAGCAAAAGAAAAAAAAGTTGTATTCTCATTCGGTAGAATGAATCCTCCTACTATTGGACATGAGAAACTTGTAAACAAAATCAAATCAGAAGCAAAGACGCGAGGCGCCGATGCCCGTCTTTACTTGTCTCATACAAGCAACAAAGAAAAAGACCCTTTGACTTATAATAGTAAAGCAAAGTATGCTAAGAAAGCATTCGGCATTTTTGTGAAGTCGAGAGCAAGAACAATTATCGAAGTTGCAAAAGAATTAGAAGCAGATGGTTACACTGATATTGTATTAGTATTTGGTGAAGACCGCGATGCTGAGATGGTCAATCTTATTAAGAAGTACAATGGAAAAGAATTCAATTTTAACTCAATCGATTCCGTCTCTGCTGGCAAGCGTGACCCTAATGCAAAAGGTGTTGAAGGTATCTCTGGTACTAAGTTGCGTGAACTTGCGAAGACTGGTCAACTTGATACGTTTAAGAAAGCACTAGCATCTAAACTATCAGATAGAGAAAAGACTGCAATCTACAACGAAATTCGCAAAGTGTATTCTATCAGTGATAGTGCAATTTTTGACAGAGATGAATTGCGTGAAGCATATTTAGTTGGTGAACTCTTCAACGTAGGCGATGTAGTCTATGATATGAATGAGAACAAAGAATACGAAATTGTAGAGCAAGGTACAAACTTCTTGTACTGCAAAGGAGCAGATGGTAATGTACATACAAAGTGGTTATCCGACCTTACAGAAAAGAAATCAGCGAAAGACGATGACACCGAAGTTAGACAAGATAAAGATATCGCCGATAAAGACGGTACACAACCAGCAAAATACTTTGCAGGACTCAAGTCCAAGTCTACCAAATCTGCCAGAGATGCACATTTCAAGAAGGGCGCAGAGAAATCAGATGACGACCCAAGTGCTTACAAACCAGCACCTGGAGATGCTACAGCAAAGACAAAACCTTCAACGCACACTAAGAAATTCAAAGCGATGTTTGGTGAAACACTATCTTTCAAAGAGCATCAGCAGTTAGATGAGATGCCACGGTGGTTGACTGACCTATTAGGAACATATACTAATCAGCGTGGTTACGATAAAGCACAGCAATTATTACAGCAAATCTTAGACCGCAAAGCAAAAGAAGCAGGTGGTATGAAGAAGTTGAAGCATGACCCTGCATATTATGCCGCTGTTGTTGCTAAACAGATTAAAGGTATTGATGCAAGAGTTCTTGCTAGACTAGTATCAGAACAGACACTTGCAGAAGCGGCAGAGGTTGCATTTGAAGTAGAGATTGAAGATATCGGTACAATGCTAGTTGCTGGTGCAAATAAGCAAGAAGTCAAACAGCGTCTTCAGAAGATGTTCAGAGATGCAAGAAAGTTTTCTATTGGTAAGCGTCTGATGGACCCACAGATTAAGATGTGGTATCGTTCCAAAGCAGGTGATAAACCACAAGTTGATGAAAGTCGAATTACACATGCTGAAGAAGATGGGTTGCGTGAATTCTTGCGTAAGAAAAAGCAACCAGTAAAGCAGAGTCCTATTCAAAAAGTACTATCAAATATTGAAACTAACAGAGATAAAAGACCAAAAGATGTTAAGTTAGATGGTGGTAAAGTTGTTAAAGTTACACCTGAAGTTGCTAGAGAACTTATGAAGTTTGTAAACAAGAAAAATGCTGAAGGCGATAAAAGATTTGATTTATCGAAGTTTGATGTATTTTCTAAAGTTATGAAGCAACTTAATTTTCCTATTACAGTTCGTGAAGAACTTGAATTGGATGAAGAGTGGAACATCGATTTATTTTTAGAAGATACTGAACAAGTTGAAGGTGATGATGACGATGCATTAGCAATAGAACTTGAAAAGATAATTGATGCATATGATGAAATCGAAGATTTGCCTGATTTGTATCCAGACTTGGATAATGATGGTGACCACGATGACGATGATGAAGAATTGCGTATCAATCGTGATGGCGAAGAAAAAGGTGTTATTGATGATAACTACAAATGGGTGAATGAAGTTCTAACACCAGCGCAGAGATTTAAGCGCAGTCAACAAATGCGTAGACTAAAAGGTAAGATTGCAAGAGCAAGAAAAATTGCGCTGAAAAGACCGTCTTCACCTGAGAAGTTACAGTCAAGAGCGCAACGTCATGCTAGAAATCTTATTCGTAAAAAATTCATTAAGGGTAAGAACTATAATGAGTTGAGTTTTGCAGAAAAGCAAGCAGTAGAAAAAAGAATGCAAGGTAAAGGCGCACTGATTAATCGTATTGCTATGCGTGTGAAACCCAAACTAAAGAAACTAGAACAAGAAAGATTACGCAATCAGAATAAACAGGAGTCCAGACTAATAGAAGCAAATGAATATCGTGTGGGTTCTGAGATGTATTACGAGACATTCAATGAATGGAAAAAATCTATTGATAGAAGTGATTTAGATAGTTTCGACAGAGAGTTGCTTGAGAGTGACATTGGTTCATTTGCAATGTATGAAGGTAATCATGTACCACTTGACTGTCCAATGATGGAAGAAGAAAAGCAACCCGAATTAAACAAACCTAAAGCAGGTGGACCTAAGAAGTACTATGTGTATGTGAAAGACCCATCATCTGGTAATATCAAAAAAGTCAGTTGGGGTGATACTACTGGTCTGAAGATTAAACTAAATGATCCAGAAGCAAGAAAGTCATTCGCCGCACGACATCAATGTAGCACTAAGAAAGACAAGACAAAACCCGGTTATTGGGCGTGTCGTATGCCTTATTATGCAAAGCAGTTAGGATTATCTGGTGGCGGAAACTTCTTCTGGTAAACCCTACACCGATAGAGGAGATGAACGTATTTTCAGCGAAGATGTTGAAGATGCAGAGTTGATTTGGCATAGGGATAAATACAATAGAGAGATAACAATTTTAGAAGGTGAAGGGTGGAAGTTGCAGTTAGATAATCAACTACCTGAAGAACTGATAAAAGGAAAGATTTATAAGATACCAGCATTAGAGTATCACAGAGTAATAAAAGGAAAAGGAAATCTTAAAATAAAGATTTGGGAAGATAAATGACAGATAAAACAATTTACAAATCAATGCGTCAGACTATGGATGAAATGTACTCAGAAGAAATGACTGAGAGTGCAGAAGCAGGTCTGAAGAAAAAGGCAGACAAGTCTGGTATGCCTCTTGGTGTATTGAAGAAAGTATATGATAGAGGAGTTGCCGCTTGGAAAGGTGGTCATCGTCCAGGTACCACTCCACAACAATGGGGTATGGCGCGAGTTAATTCATTTGTCACTAAATCTTCTGGTACATGGGGTAAAGCAGATGCAGACCTTGCTAGAAAAGTACAAGGAGAAGAGTATGTGCCTGAACAAGATGAACCAGCATCACCAGATGAAAGTTCAATGGCGATGCAACAGTTAAAGTTCATGGCGTATGCCGCAAATGAAATTATGGACCACATTAAGAATGGTGGCGAGTTTCCTGAGTGGATGCAAAATAAACTATCAGCAACGCATGAAGATATGAAATCACTTCATGCTAATATCGACCATGATAAAGTCGAAGCAGTAAGTCCCGCACAACAAGCGGCAATCGCAATCTCTAAAAAAGAGCGTGGCGAGAAACCTAAAGGAGAAAAAAAATGAGTTTAGGAATTGGTAATCCGTTCATCTTAAAAGAGAGAGAGCGTCCGACAATCGAAGATAAAGACCAAAGTGCTTATCAAAAGTTTTTTGCAAAAGAACTGAAGAAAAGAGGTGTAAGTTCACCTTCAGAACTATCAGCAGGAGATAAAAAAGCATTCTTTGACTATATTGATAAGAATTGGAAAGGTGACAACGAATCCGACTAATCGGATTCAGTCACAGACAGTTCAATGGCAAAGCAATTTACAAGGGAAGATGTTCCCAAAGTAGAAGATTTGTGGTTTAACTTTATTAAGAAAGTTCGTGATTTAGGTCTTGACTTTTGTGATAATGATGTTAATATAGAGTTGAAGATAAAAGAAACACCAGACCATGAGATTACAAATCGATTGAATTTGGTTTTCGCTGACAACTTGAGAGAGACAGTCATGAAAGTAAGTCACAACGTAAAAGATAAACCGAAAGAAGTAGATGAATAAATGATTACATTAAAGCAGTTTGAACAAAAAGGACAAGCGAAGATATTCTTAGACATGGATGGAGTTTTAGCAGACTTCATTAAAGGTGTCGCTGACACTACTGGAGAAGATTTTACATCACCCGATTTGAATAATAAAGGTAAAGGTAAAATCAAAGCAGAAATTGAACAGAATCCTCGCTTCTGGCATGAGTTAGACTGGATGCCAGGCGGTCAACAACTGTATCGTTATGTCAAATCTAGTCAACCTCATATCTTGTCTGCTTATGCAAACTGGGATAAAAACTGCAAAGATGGTAAGAACTTCTGGATTAAAAAGAATTTGATGATACCGAAGCAACGCATAAATCTTGTCAAACGAGAAGACAAACAGAAATATGCAGTGCAAGATGGTATTGCAAACATATTGATTGATGATTATATCAAAAATATTCGTGAATGGGAAGCGGCAGGTGGTATAGGTATTCATCACACTGACGTTAAAAGAACTATAAATACTTTAAAGAAACACGGTTTCTAATAAACAAATAGGAGAAATAAACATGTCTTCATGGGGCGCAAACGACAGTGCAGAAGCAAAACCAAAGTTTTTGACTGACGCACAGAAAGCAGACACTTTCGCCGATCCTCGCGGTTGGGTTTTCAGAAACCCATCTACTGGACTGGAAGAAGTGCTTGTAGCAATCGGTAACTTATCAGCGAAACTTAATGTTCCTGAAGTTACTTCAGTAGAATTTATCACAACTGAACTGAATGACGGTACTGAAACAATTACTGTCGAAGTACAGTTCAACGAAGAAGTGACCGTAACTGGTTCACCACAAGTCACTGTTGTTAATGGTGACGAATCCGGTGATGGTGATGGTAACTACACATTGACTTATACAGGTACAGGTACAACTGCAAACTCACTGAGATTTACAGCGGCATCACAAACTGTATCAGAAGATGATGTATTGACATTCGGTGGTACAGGCAACATTGCATTGAACTCTGGTACAATTGTTGACCAGCAGAACAACCAAGTTGCATCTATCGCAGTGGGCGCAGGCGGGTCTGGTTACACATCAGCACCAACTGTAGCAATTTCTGCACCAGACGTAGCAGGTGGTACACAAGCAACAGCAACCGCTACCGTTGCCGCCGGTGCAGTAACAGCATTCACAGTTACTAACGCTGGTACTGGTTACATCAATACACCAACTGTAACTTTGACAGGTGGTGCTGGTACAGGAGCAACAGGAACAGTAACACTTGGCGCACAAGCAGTGTCACTTGCATTGACTGGTGCAACAGCAAAAACTGTAACAGTTGTAGCATAATAAATTGGGGCGCCAGATAGTCTGCGCCCCCCTAGAAAAGTCTATGTCTTGTAACAAAGCATAGAGTGAATTAAAACTGCAAAATAGGAGACTAACATGGCAGACCAAAAAATTAGCGAACTAACCGCCGCGTCAACTGGTGCAAGTGCAGACTTGCTCCACATCGTACAAGGTGGTACAAACAAAAAACTGACAGTGCAAAACCTGTTAGAAAATATTGCGGGTAACATCAAACTAGATGGTTTTCTAGCATTTGATGGTACTGCAGAAGCAATCACAGCGGCGGGTGCAACTGCCGCTATTGACGTAACTTCACCAATCTGTAATATCACATCAACTGCCGCGACTACTGGTGTAAATGCATTGACACTTGCCGCTGGTGTTCAAGGTCAAATCAAGATTATTACTTTGATTGTTGACGCTGGTGATGTGCAGATTGATCCTGCCGCATTTACGAACGGTGCAAGCATCACCATGGAAGATGCTGGCGACAGTATCACGTTGCTATACAACAACTCATCTTGGCAAATTCTGTCAAATCAGGGTTGCACGATTGCATAATAGGAGAGTGTAATGAAATCATTTAAGACACATCTCACCGAAGCAAAACTCTCATCTGTCATCGATATGGCAGATGAGGACTTTGACACATTTCTTGAGAGTTTAACAGACGAAGAACTGAATGAACTTGAAGAAGGTGTTCTGGGTGCAATCGGTCGAGGCGTAGCAAAGGTAGCAAAAGGTGCAGTAAATGTAGCGAAGAAAGCGGCGAATAGAGTATCCGTTTCTGGTCGTGCAGATGCCGCACAAGCAAAACTTGCTAAAATTCAAAAGAAGAAAGCAGACCGTGAGAGACTTGCTAAAGCAAAAGCAGATATTGCAAAAGCGAAGGCACCTGCTCCTGCTAAACCAACTACTGAGAGTGTAGACATTGTAGATGCAGTGAAAGCAATCATGGAAGATGGTTACTCACAGAACCCAACTGGTGATGGTACAGATTTGTCATTGAATGACATTAGAAATCCTGATGTACTACAACAGTTGAATGCACATGTGGGTATGATTGGTAAGCGCGAGTATATTAACCCTAAAGGTGCTTTATTGCAACTGCAAGGTAAACTTGCAACGATTGGTCTGACATTTGATATTCCTGCGATGACTGAGACAAAGGGTGTTGCAGAAGCACCTTTAACACAGTTTGGTGGTATCACTGGTAAGAGTGTAACTACTCCTATCGACCAACTTGACGATGAGAATCCAGCAGAGGGTATGAAAATTCAATTTGAATATGAAACTTATCCAACAGGATGCACTAAAGTCTACGCGAAAATCGTTTAATTTATTATTATAAATTATTATGATGAATAGTGAATTGACAGAAAAAAACTTTATAGTCTATGCAATGAAGGCGTACAACAACCCAAATTGCATGGACTATGATGAGTTTCAAGAAGATTTGAAGCGCATCAAATATATAAAGAGACTGTTCAAGAAATATCTTGAAACTGGTCAGTTGAGAGCAAGACTAGTGATTAATCACATTATAGTCTTAAATAATGTATTTGGTCCTGAAGCAACAAAGAAGATGCTTTTATATAAAGTAGAAACTGATATGTTGCCTTGCTTGAAAACCTTTCTAGTTTTCTTGAACTATATGAGAGATGATGAATTTGTCGATGTTGCATTAGATAATAATATAGTACAGGAACTTAGGAATCAATGAGTAAACTAGTAGACAACTTAATCGCCTTACGAATGCTTAGACTGTTTACAGTCAAGTACGAAGAGACTGATGCTTATAGACTAGGTATCATCAACGATAAGGGTGAACAACTCATTAAGATGCGTGACTTTGTTCGTAGAGAACAAGAGCAATCGTATACACTTCTACACAGATTAGTATTTCGTTTACGAGGACTTCTAGAAAAAGTGCCGTTTGTAAAGTCTAGACTTGCAAACTATGCCGCGGCACTTTTGTTAGTAAGAGAAAAAATTGTAAATGAAGAAGAGTTTTGGGAAACAGACGAAGTTCTTCTAGAAAAACTAGACGCCGCAGAACACCGACCTGGATTCTATCTAGCAGAACAACAGATAAAAAGAGCATGGGAAGATGCCGCGGCAAATGCGACAGGTCCTGCAGTTGCAGGAACAGGTGAAGATAGTGACACAGTTGTAGTCAAAAAGAAGAAGCGCAAGACAGCAGTATTTAAAGTGACGCCTGAAGTCTTTAGACGTTTTGCTAAAGGTAAGAGAAAATATGAACGCTGGAGTAAATATCTAAACACAGAAGATGAAGCAGAAGCAAGCATCTATTCATTTGCTAAGAAGAATCCAGATGGTATGATTATTCTACAGTGTGCAGATACAGGTAATCAAAAAGGTATTCGCTTCAACCCAAATGGTGGCGGCAGTTGGAGAAAAATACAACGAAAAGGTGCATCACTGAAAGAGTTCATAGAAGAAGATGTTTAGTTTCGATGTTGAAAATATAACAAAAGGTATTGGTGTAGTCACTGCCAGTCTTGCATTGATTGGTGGTGGTTATAGTGTATGGGATAAATTTGAAAATAAAGATATTCTTACATGGGCACCAGAGTATTTTTCAATTACTGATGGTCCAGTCGGTGGTGAGTTCAAAGTAGAAGTTGCCAGAGAGAAACATAGAGATGATTGCACTGTAACAGACTTTACTCTTACAGTAAAAGACAGTGATAATATAGTTCATCCTGCAACAAGTAGTATTGGTAAATTTATGGGACCGGCAAGTGATAAAATAGACACCTTTGCATACAAGATGAAAATTGCTGATGACCATCAACACAAGGTTGCTACTGGAATTGCTACTTTAGTTGCGTATATAGATTATGATTGTCCAGAAGGACACATTGCTGTTACATACCCAGACCACGCAAACTTAAAATTTAATATACAGGAGTGATATGTTTAGTTCAATTAAAATTGCTATGGTTGTAGTGCTACTTGCGGGAGCAGGTGGTGCTTTTTACTATGTAAAACAATTACAGCACGATAATGAAATACTCAAAGGTAATCAAATAAAACTTGAAGAGAGTATCACAGAGCAACAAGAAGTTATTGCGATGCAAAAGAAATCTTATGAACAGATTATGGTTGCAAATGTTGAACTGACAGATAAAGTAAAAGAGTTGAATGGTGCAAAAGCAGAGTTGCAGAAGAAACTTGCAGACCATGATATTAACTATCTTGCAGTAGAGAAACCAAAATTAATAGAGCGTATCTTAAATAAAGGTACAAAGGATGTGTTAAATGATATCGAAAATCTTACTGCTGAGTAGTGTAATCTTACTATCAGGTTGTGCGTTATTTCGTGAACCTGTCAAGCAGATTGAAACAGTCAAAGTCGAAGTATCTAAACCTGCTTTGAATTTACCTAATCCAGAACCTTTAGTATTGCGAGATACTAGTTGGATTGTGGTTACAAGAGAGAACGCAGAACAAATATTTGAAGAACTAGAAGCACAGGGACAACCAATTGCTCTATTTGCGCTGACTGCAGATGGTTACGAAGCACTAAGTATAAATATTGCAGATATCAAAACATATCTTGGTACACAAAAAGAATTAATAATACAGTACCGAGATTACTACGAGGGAGAGAATAATGCCAAATCCGGACAAGAGAAGTAAATGGAATGGACTTCTTATTGGGTCTTTTAAGAGACCTAAAAAGTGGAGACTAGAGAAACCATTAACCTATACCGCATCATTAACCAAAGAACAAATGGAGTTGTTCTCTTCATGTAAAGTAGATATTAAAATCTATCAAACTGGTAAAATCTCGGTGCCTCTAGGTTATGTGACAGATATGGCATCAGTACCGAGAGCATGTTGGGCATTTATTGCACCATTCGATGTAGCAAGACCTGCTGTTATACATGATATTCTATATGAAAAAATTAACGCAGTACGCGAAACAGTAACACCCTCAACATTTGAGAAATTGAGAAAAATAGCAGACGATGTATTTTTAGAAGCAATGGGAGACACTGAACCTAAAGTCGCAAGTTGGAAGAAATATTCCGCATACTATGCAGTTCGTGCATTTGGACGTTTCGCAATTAAGAGTTCGGCACCTAGAACATGGTAGACTTATTCAGTGATACTCTCTGGATATACACAAGTATAATTGGCGCACTTTTAGGTGCCGCATTTCTTGCTTGGTTTAGAGACACTAGAATGGGACTATGGGCATATGCATACTTTGATAGAATTTTAGATTATCTTGTTCATCGATGGGGATGGACATGGTTACAAGAACCAGAAGACATCTGGAGAAAAAGATATCCTCGCATCACCAAAAAAATTGATGAATTAGAGGCAAGAATAAGCGAGTTAGAGAAATGAACGAAGACTTTCGCACAGAAATTGCATTAGTTAAGAAAGATATCACTCAACTGAATAAAGTGATTGATAAACTTGACACCGCAATCGAAAAGATATCTGAAGTTGCTACTTCACTAAATCGCATGATTGCTGTTCAAGAGAGTAGAGTAGACACTCAGGAGACAGCATTGGGTCAGAACGTAGAGATTATTCATGAAAGAATAACACAGCATAGAGAAGAGGTTCAATTGGAAATAGATAAATCTCATAAGAAAATCATGGATGAACTTAAATGTCTACGAGCAGACCAACAAGAACATCATCAACAAATGAACGAAAGACTGAACAAGTTAGAACAATGGCGCTGGACTATTATTGGTGGCGCACTAGTTCTTGGATTCTTAGCATCACATTTACCGTGGAAAGAGATATTTTAACTTGACAATGTAACGCTTTTAGAGTATATTATGTACTATGTTGATGACAGACCTAGATTATATTCATTCTATATCACACAAACTACGAAACTTCAAGAAGAAGAAAGACTATCTGTATAACTTCTCTTGTCCTGTTTGTGGTGATTCCCAGAAGAAAAAGACCAAAGCAAGAGGGTACTTGTATCGTGTCAAAGACATGATGCTTTATCGTTGCCATAACTGTGGTCTATCAACTACTTTCGGTAAGTTACTTGAGCGTGTCGATAGTGACCAATATAAACGCTATGTACTCGCAAGATATAGTAACGGAGAGAGCAAGCACACAATACATGATGAACCTGAGTTTAAGACAGTAGTAATCAAGCAGACAACCCTCCTAGACACCGTTAAAACCGTTTCTAGACTATCTTCAGAGCATCCAGTGCGAAAGTACCTAAAGCAACGAAAGATACCTGATGTATATTGGGATGAGTTGCGTTTAGTCAATAAGTTCTATACATTCGTCAACAGATTAATACCTAATAAGTTTACTAGTGTAGACCAAGACCACCCTAGACTTATCATACCTTTCTACGATAAGACTGGTAAACTGACAGGGTTCCAAGGTCGAGCATTCGGTAAAGAGAAACCGAAGTACATTACTATCATGCTAGATGAGACTGCACCTAAACTTTATGGATTAGATAAAGTCAATTTTACCGAAAAGGTCTACGTTGTAGAGGGTCCTATAGATTCCATGTTTATAGATAATAGTATTGCTATGGCAGGCGCAGACGCGACTAAGTTACCTAGCAATGGTGACTATGTATTTGTGTATGATAATGAACCACGCAATCCTGAGATTGTAAAGCGTATGCAGAAACATATCAACAATGGTGATGCAGTTGTGGTATGGCCTGATAACATTGGCGAAAAAGATATTAATGATATGATAATTGCTGGAAAAAGCAAGTCAGAGATAATTGAGATTATAAGTAAAAGCACACATAAAAATCTAAGTGCAAAGATGAGGTTTACGGAATGGAAGAAGTGCGAATAGACGATTATAGAATAGATATTGTAGATGACTTTATGCTACCTAATGAGTTAGTTGAATTGAGAAAAGACCTCAATCACTTTGACTGGAACGCATTTGAAACTGACATATACAAACAACAACGAGTTTTGTCTGGCATGATAGCAGACTTACCTGACAAGTGGAGAAATATGCTTGATGATAGAATTGTAAATCAAGCAAAAGAAATTGTTGATAAAGAGTATAGTATATACAGAGGTTATTTAAATGCATGGAAATGTGATGATGTGAGTTTACCTCACCATGATGGCAATCATACAACATGCATAATATATTGCAATCGTGATTATAATGTAACATATGGTGGTGAAACTATATTTTATGATAATAGCGAAGATGTGATTGGTGCAGTCTCACCTAAACCAGGTCGAGCAGTGTTCTTCAATGGTTGGATGCTACACAAAGCAGGTTCTTTCAATCGCTTGTATCAGCATGATTATCGATATACACTTGCTTATAAATTAACAGTTGATGGCGATGAAGAGTATGCAATAAAGCATGGCGCAGAACTCGCTGAAAGTTACGGAGAATAGATTATGTCAATACTTCAACATACAATAGAAGCAGACCATATGTATGATAAAACAAGAGTAGAACCAGAACTATGTTTTTATGATAACATGGTAAGTCAGATGGATACTGAATTAATTGATTTATACGAGAAGTCTGATGAAGAAATTATAGATATATGTAAACAAGTTTTACAAGAAGTCTGTACTAACAACCCAGAGATGCGTAGATATATGAACTCAGAAATTTTATATCCATCTGTACACACATATACTTACGATGATTATCCCTTACCATTTCATGCACCTGAAGATGGATATGTAGTTAGTGTTTGTTTTGCTAAAGCATGGTCGAAAAATTGGGGCGGTGAATATATTACATTTCATGATACTGAACCAGAGGATGTGGTCGCATCATATCCAGGTAGAATTTATGTGTCAAAAGGCACACCTTGGTGTAAGATTACACAACCAAATATTAAAGCGAAGCATCCGTTAGTATATTTACAGTTCAGAATTAAATAAGGAGAGAACATGGTACAAGAAGATATTCATGTCGTTAAATCTGACGGCAGAAAAAGACCATTAGATATCAGAAAAATTCAGAAGATTACTCAAGAAGCATGTGAAGGTTTACACGGTGTGTCACCATCACAAGTAGAAATGAATTCTGGCATTCAATTCTATGATGGCATTGAAACGAGTAATATTCAGAAGATTTTGGTAAAGTCTGCATCAGATTTGATTTCGTTAGATGCACCTAATTACGAATACGTTGCCGCGAGATTGTTATTGTACGGGTTGCGTAAAAATGTATTTGGTGACTTTGAGTATCCGCCTTTACTTGAACATGTAAAGCACAACATTGACCGTGGTGTTTATGACAAAGAACTATTGACTTACTACAATGAAGATGAGTGGCAAGCACTTAATAATATGGTCAATCATAAGCGCGATTTAGATTTTACTTACGCTGGTCTGCAACAAGTCGTTGACAAATATCTTGTACAGGATAGAAGCAATGGTGATATATTTGAGACACCACAATTTATGTATATTCTTATTGCCGCTACTTTGTTTGCACAGTATCCTAGAGTAACTAGAATGAACTATATTAAGAGGTATTATAATGCAATATCGACATTCAAGATTAACATCCCAACGCCAGTCATGTCGGGCATTCGTACACCGATACGCCAATTCGCTTCTTGTGTTCTTGTTGACGTTGACGATACTCTTAACTCTATTTTCAATTCTGATAGTGCTATCGGATACTATGTGTCTCAACGAGCAGGCATCGGTATCAACGCAGGACGTATCAGAGGTATTAACTCAAAGATTAGAGATGGAGAAGTTCAACATACTGGTGTTATTCCATTCTTAAAAAAGTTTGAAGCAACTGTACGATGTTGCACACAGAATGGTGTGCGCGGCGGTTCTGCTACTACACACTTTCCTATCTGGCACAAAGAGATTGAAGATATTCTAGTACTAAAAAACAACAAAGGTTCTGAAGATAATCGTGTGCGTAAACTCGACTACTCTATTCAGTTGTCGAAATTATTCTATGAAAGATTTCTAAAGAACGAAGATGTTACTCTATTCTCGCCGCACGATGTACCTGGTCTATATGAAGCATTCGGCACAGAAGAGTTTGATGAGTTATATGAGAAGTATGAGAGAGCATATAGTGTACCTAAAAAGACTATTTCTGCTAGAGACTTAATTATCAGTCTGTTAAAAGAACGTGCAGAAACAGGTCGTATCTATCTGATGAACATTGACCATTGTAATACTCATAGTTCATTCAAAGACAGAATTTATATGTCAAACTTATGTCAAGAGATTACACTACCTACTAAACCTATTCAGCATATTGATGATGACCAAGGTGAGATTGCATTGTGTATTTTATCTGCAATCAATGTTGGACAGTTAAAGAATACTGATGATTTAGAAGATTTGTGCGACTTAGCAGTTCGCTCACTTGATGAGATTATTGATTATCAGAGATATCCTGTTGTTGCGGCAGAAGTGTCAACAAAAGCAAGGCGCAGTTTAGGAGTTGGATATATAGGTCTAGCACATTACTTAGCAAGAAATAAAGTCAAGTATGATGACCCTAAAGCGTGGGAACTAGTAGATGAGTTGTCTGAGAGTTTTCAGTATTTCTTGTTGAAAGCATCAAATAAACTTGCTCAAGAAAAAGGTAAGTGCGAATACTACGATAAAACAAAGTATGCAGATGGTATTCTGCCTATCGATACTTACAAGAAAGAAATAGATGAAATATGCAACAGGAAACTAAGTCGTGATTGGGTATCTCTTAGGGCAGACATCAAAGCATATGGACTTAGGAACTCAACATTGTCCGCACAGATGCCATCAGAGAGCAGTTCCGTTGTGTCAGGAGAGACCAATGGAATCGAACCTCCGAGAGACTACTTGTCCGTTAAAAAATCAAAGAAAGGGACTCTTAAACAAATTGTTCCGCAATACTCTACGCTGAAGAGTGCTTATACATTGCTGTGGGATATGCCAAGCAACGAAGGGTATATCAAAGTTGTAGCAATGATGCAGAAGTATTTCGACCAAGCAATCAGTGGTAACTGGTCATACAATCCAGAAAACTACGAGAATAATGAAGTGCCAATCTCAGTGATGGCGCAAGATTTGTTGACAACATATAAGTATGGATGGAAAACATCTTATTATCAAAATACATACGATGGTAAGAAAGATGATGATGAAGAAGTAGAAACAACTGAAGTGCAATTGCAACCTAGTGAACTAAGTGGTGATGATGAAGCATGTGACGCATGTGCAATATAGGAGAAAGAAATGTCAAGCGTATTTAATAAGAATAAAGTAGATTTTACTAAACAAGCAATGTTCTTTGGCGAAGACCAAGGTATGCAAAGATACGATGAATTTAAGTATCCTGTCTTTGACAAACTAACGCAAAAGCAGTTGGGTTTCTTCTGGCGACCAGAAGAGATTTCATTACAGAAAGACCGTAATGACTATAACGAATTGCGTCCCGAGCAGAAGCACATCTTCACATCTAATTTGAAGTATCAGATTTTGCTTGATAGTGTGCAAGGACGAGGTCCATGTCTTGCGTTTCTACCTCACTGCTCACTGCCTGAATTAGAAGGTTGTATCATTACATGGGACTTTATGGAAACAATTCATAGTCGCAGTTACACATACATGATTAAGAACTTATACTCCGATCCAGCAGAAATCTTTGATACTGTCATTGATGACAAGCGCATCATGGAACGAGCAGATAGCATTACAAAGTGCTATGATGACTTTATGAACTATGCGAGAGAGTACGAAGTAACAGGTAAAGGTTCATCAAAAGAACTGAAGAGAAAGTTGTGGCGTGCGTTAGTGACGGTGAATATTCTAGAAGGTATTCGTTTCTATGTGTCATTTGCATGTACATTTGCATTCGGTGAGTTGAAGTTGATGGAAGGTAGTGCGAAGATTATCTCATTCATTGCGAGAGATGAAAGTCAGCATCTTGCTATCACACAGCATATCATTAAGAACTTTAAGAACTCTGAAAATGATAAAGAGATGCTTTCAGTAATCAAAGAAGAAGAAGAGTGGATGTATGAAGCATATAAAGAAGCAGTAGATGAAGAAAAAAGATGGGCGCAGTATCTATTCAAAGACGGTTCGATGATTGGACTGAACGAAAAGTTACTGTCAGATTATGTAGAATGGGTAGCAAACAAGCGTATGAAAGCAATTGGTCTAGACCCTATCTTTAGCATCAAACCAGGTGACAACCCACTACCGTGGACAATGCATTGGTTGAATAGTTCTGGACTTCAGAACGCACCTCAAGAAACTGAAATTGAATCCTATGTCATTGGAGGTATCAAGCAAGATGTATCAGATGATACATTTAAAGATTTCAAATTGTAGGAGTTCTTATGAGAGGGAAGACATATTTTTGTACTCATTGTGATGCCGAGTTTAAGATATCACATAATATGGATGAAGATTATTATGATGTGCAAACGTGTCCTTTTTGTGGGGGCGAAGTAGAAAGTGAATTAGATTTTGAAGAGGATGAAGAATAATGAAATTAAATGATTATCAGAAGTTTGTGACAAGTGTGACAAGTATTGAAAGTAAAAGTCTACATAATTTAGAAGGCAGACTAATGCAGTTGGACAATAAAGTCAATATTGCTACATTATTGACTGCAGGTATCGGACTATCAAGTGAAGGAGGCGAATTCAATGAAATTATTAAGAAATGTGTGTTCCAAGGAAAACCTTTGGATGATGACACCATATTTCACCTCAAACGAGAGTTGGGGGATATTATTTGGTATTGGGTTAATGCATGTAGCGCATTGGATTTAGACCCTAATGATGTAATCAAAGAGAATGTGTTCAAACTAGAAAGTCGATATCCTGGCGGCGAGTTTGACGCATATTTTAGTGAAAACAGGAAAGAAGGAGACTTATAATGAAGTATATTTTGATTGGTGCAATTGCACTATTTACAACAACAGCAAATGCTCAAACGGTGACTGATGTAAACAAACAAGTCATCATTAAGAAACCATATCAGGTAGAAGTCTGTACAGATAGAACAGTATCAGGCGACAGGTCAGGTGATATGCTCAAAGGTGCTATTATTGGTGGTCTGATTGGTAATAACGTGACAAAGAACGTAGACAATGGGGGTGCAGTAGGCGCAGTCATTGGTGGTATTATAGGTCACAACAACAGTCAAGCAAAAGCACAACCTGCAAGATTTTGCACAGTAGAAACAAGATACGAAGAAGAAGTGAAAACTGTATATAGTCATTCCATTGTAAAATTCACACACAATGGCAGACAATATTCTCTGCAATTTCAGAAATAAAATGTATGTAGGGATAGACTATTCACTAAGCAGTCCAGCGATATGCATATCGCCTAGTGAAGATATTTCATTTTTTACTTGTCAGTTTTATTTCTTAACAACCAAAAAGAAATATGAAGGCACCTGGAATAACATCTATGGTGACCTTCATAAACCATGGAATAGTGCAGAAGAACGCTATCACAATATTTCTAGTTGGGTGATGAGTTGCATGAGCAAACAAGATGCTCAGTTTGGTTTGCAAGCAATAAATCATGTTTTCATAGAAGATTACGCTATGGGCGCAAAAGGTCGTGTCTTTCATATAGGAGAGAACGCAGGTGCTTTAAAGATGCGTTTGTATCGTAATCAAATGACTTATAGTACAATCTCGCCAGCAGAAGTTAAGAAGTATGCTACAGATAAAGGTAATGCTAATAAAGAAGCAATGTATGAAGCATTTCTGAAACAACATAAATATATATTACAGTTAAAAGATATAATGGGGCAAGACACACTGGATTCTCCAGTGACAGATATTGTCGATGCTTTTTATATCTGCAAAGCAGGAATAGACCGTCTATGACACTAGCACTAATTACTCTATTGTCGGCATTATCAATTTCAGCAATCGCCGCACTATACTCTTTACTAGGTCTTGCCGCTATCTTTAGTGCCGCAAAACTACCTGTTCTATTGATGGGTGGTGTGCTAGAAGTAGGAAAACTAGTCACAGCATCTTGGTTGTATCAGAACTGGAATAAAACACCACTACTACTGAAGTCGTATTTGACACTTGCAGTTGTAGTACTCATATTCATCACAAGCATGGGTATCTTTGGTTTCTTATCAAAAGCACACTTAGACCAGACAATTGCTACTGGTGATAACACTGTTGTAATCGAAAGAATTGAACAGAAAATTACAAGAGAAGTAACTACCATAGAAGATGCCACGAAAGTTATTGGACAGTTGGATGAAGCAGTGCAAATTCTCATGAACTTTGACCGTATTCGTGGACCAGAAGGTGCTATTGCTGTTCGTCAATCACAGAAAGAAGAAAGAGCAGAGTTAGAAGCAGTCATCAGTGAAGCGCAGAATAATATCGATGAGTTAGAAGGTGAGAAACTAGTATTAAGTAAAGAGCAGATTGCACTTGAAGCAGAAGTAGGACCTCTCAAATATATCGCAGAACTTATCTATGGTGATGAAGCGAAAGACCACTTTGATGAAGCAGTGAGATGGGTTATCTTACTGTTGATATTTGTGTTCGACCCATTAGCAGTGTTACTACTGATTGCGGCGAACCAATCACTGAGAGAGTATCAAGATGAGAAGAAAAAATTCACGGTCCCCACAGAGCAAGTTGGAGACTTTACAGAACTATCTACAGACAGGGTGCAGGAAGTCGATATATCCGAGAGAGTGGACACTGTGTTTGAGGACAAGTCTGAAGTGCCAGAAAATGTGGAAACTAGTGTTATTGAAAAGAAGAATACGGAGGTAGATGCACATGCTGTTGAAGTACCAGGGATCATTGATACCGAAGAGACTGAAGAGAGTAAACCAGAAACTAAAGAGGTTCATACCATCTCTGAGGAAACAGAAAGAACGGATGAGACAGAGCAGGTCAAAAAAATTGTAAGTGAAGATGAAGATACACTATGGGAAAAGTTTAAGAAGAGAAGAGAGTGGAAAGTACCAAATAGTGGTATCGTACATCATGACTATATTGAAGAAAATAGAAGAGTAGAAAATGACAAGAAAAAGTAAATATAAATAGTCATACATCACGGAGTAGACATGGACATTGAAAGACGTATAGTAGAGTTGACTAGAAAGAGTGACAGTAAAAAGTTACCCGCAGAAGTTCGTATTATGCCTAACAGATTTTCAGATGATATGACAAAGGAATGGATTACTGTTGCTTTCATGAACTTTGGCGAACAAAACTCATTCACAGTATTGAAGTATGAAGATGACTGGAAATGGTCGAATGAAGAATATGAATGTCATTTTGTTCTACCCGAAGCAAATGTCCGTGTAGAACCTAAAACTGCAAGGTCTTTTTCGCCTATATCACAAAAACGACATAATATGACAGTTGCGACATAAAAAAAACCACATTTTTACCACTTTTTTACCAGAAAACCCTTGACAAAAGGGTTTTTTGCGTTTATAATGTATATGTAAGATGAAAAGAGAGGTATACATTATGAAAATTAAAGGTGCAATGACAATTCTTAACAAGCGGTGTGAATTCTTTGGGTTTACACTTGACCAGTTAATCGAGTTTATTGAACGAAACCCCATGGCACAAGACCAGAAAACTCTTCAAGCATATGAAGTCTATAAGATGGATCAAGGTTATACTTGGTCTGGTGTTAATTTTGAAACTTGGGTAAAGAAGGAGAATATATGATGAATTTAGCATACTGTGATAAAATCGCTGATGTAGTTCGTAAAGCACTACTGAAGTATGATCCCGATAATATTATCGGATTGATTGACCCTATCAAGATGGACCTTGATGCGAATGGTGCATTCGTGTCAACGAAAAAGACTATTGATTTGTGTGATATGAATATGAAAAAATATCGCATAACAATCGAAGAAATTGCTTGACAACTCTAAAAAAGTGTGTTACTATAATACAATAAGAAAAGGAGTTATATTATGAATAATGTGAAAAATAAAATCCCAGAAATGTGTGGGTGGATCGGAATGATCCTAATACATGGAGCAACTGCTCCAACATCAATCTCAGTTCTGATGGGATGGTCGACCCATCTACCTCCACTGAACTTTATCTTGCTAGTCTGGTTAGGACTGTCCTTGTTCCTAGTGCGGGCAATCTATGCTAAAGATATGCTATACATTGTATCGAATGCGATAGGGTTCTCGCTGAACTCTTTGCTACTCGCATTGATTGCATTTTCTTAAAAAAATGCTTGACAAAGCATGATTGATTTGTTAATATAATACTATACTGTGATGAAAGAGGTGAATTATGCAAGTTTGGAAATCTGATGAAATCGTGTTTACTGAGACTGTCTCATACGGTGAGACACTCATGGTGTCGCAACCACTAGTAATGGCGTCTGCCGCTGGTTGGTATGTAGGTCAGGTCTATAAAGAGCATGGTTTTGTCATGCCTTATGACCGTCTCTCTGAGTATTTCGCAACTCCTGAAGAAGCAAATGAACTTCTTCAGTATCATTGATTGGAGGTTTAGTGATGAATGATGTTATTCGTGATGTTGATGTTCTGAAGAATGCTATTATAGCATTTGAAGAGGGCGCGTCAGATGAAAAGCGTATGGCACTTAACTCTCTTGCTAGTTTATTAGAAGAGAAAGAGCAAGTTCTGAAAGACTACGACAAGTGGGCAGATGAACAAGCGGCGAAGTGGGATGCACAAATTCAAATGGAAAGGGGGTCAATATATGTATAAATGTAGCGTATGCGGTGATGATACACTGAAAGCAGATGAGTTCTCTTGCTATCAGTGTTTCGCTTGTATAAACTGTGGTGGTTGTGAGTGCGAACCACAGTATGAACCAGAACCAGAGATGAACGAAAATGAAGATGGGTTTATGGACAATGACTATGGACAACAATTTAAAACTTACTGATATTATTGCAAGGGCATTGTACGAGATTGACAAAGACGGTCACTTCATCGGCAATGCTAGGTCAGGATATCGTGGCGACGGTCACGGTGTCAAATCTACAAAAGATAAAGTTGTAGAATTTGTACATCGTCAATGCCAGGCGCCGAATCCTGACTATACTATTCAGTCTTATGATGAAAATTATGAGACTAAGTTGTCCGAAGCGCAGAAAGTACTTGATTACTTTCGATACATGAAACCAACGCAGAATGAATTCATTAATACTTGTATTGCTTTATCTCTGCAAGATACTTGCACCGAGAAAAATATTGGTTACATAGTAGCGATGGTTCCAACTTATCTGAAAGGTAAAGAACGTGATGCATTTAATGAAGCACACAAGAATAGCGATTATGTAGGTGTGCCAGGTAAGCGTAAAAACTTTTTCATTAAGTTGATACAGAAGCATCATATGCAAGACCATGACAGTTGGATATATACGTTTTGTGACCGACATAGAAATCTGATTAAAACTTGGGTCACATACGATAAGCATGAAGCATGGGAAATGAAGATTGGTGATTGTGTAGACTTAGATGGTTTTGTGCGTAAGCATGAGATAAATAAATATTCAGACATTAGAGAAACTTTCATTAACCGAGTGAAAGTAATTGAGAATAAAGGACCGGCATCATGAACGTAGCAGTTTGGAGTAAACCGCAGTGTCCATACTGTGACATGGCGAAGCGTTTGCTAGAACAGAAAGGTATCGAATATACCTCTGTCACATTAGGAGAAGAATTCACTAGAGATGATGTAGTGGCGAAATTCCCTACAGCGCGAACTTTTCCTATTATAGAGATTGACAATGAATACATCGGAGGGTATAATGAACTCAGACAAAAAATCGAAGGAGATTGAGTATATGTATGAAGATATTATGAAAGACTTGCATGACGGTGTTGTGCGTGTGACGTTTACAAAGAAAGACGGCACTGAGCGTAAGATGAAATGCACACTAAATGAAAACATGATGCCACAGTTCGAAACTGTGAAGACTAATCAAGCGAAAGATGTCAATAGAGAAGTCATCAAATGTTGGGACTTAGAAAAAGAAGCATGGCGCAGTTTTCGTGTCGATAGTGTGAAGATTGCATTTTTTGAAGCATACGGAGATAAGTAATGGCGAAAAGCAAGAAGAAAGACGAATTACAAGTTCCTACCTTCTTGCAACGCCTTGCCGAGCATGATAAAGAACATGGCAAGCGTGTACCCGCAAAGTATGAACAGAAGTTCATTCGCCAGCGTGAAGATGGCACGAAAGTATATGTGTTTAGAGTTATTGAAGAAGCGCATACACTGATGCCAGATGGTAGAAAGGTCTACGAGAATTCAGGTAGTAGACGTAAGTGGGTTATGCCTGATCCTGTACCGCGCAAACCTAAGAGGGCAGACATACATCGTGTCATCGACTTAGAAATCTTCAAAGCAATGGATAGTCTCAAGTATGCGAAAAAAAGACTAGTCATTTCTGAAGTTCGTAATCAGTTGTCTGATAGTGAGCATAAAGAATATCTGCCTAAGAACGTGGGTGTTGCTATCAGTAGACGTATTTCTGCTCTCATAGATAGTAGACACATAGAGATTGAGCAACAGACCAAATCTCGTAAAGTGTTAGTTAAAGGGAAATACAGATATGTATGAAAATGATAACGAGACTAATGTTGTACAGTTCCCGAAAATCAATCAGTACTATGCTCAAAAAGAAGCAGAGACCGCCGCAAACATGATTGACGATATGCAGAAAGCAAAAGCATATGACATGAGTAACTATCTCGCAGAAAGCATTCTAATGGCAGGTGCTAAAGAGTTTGCCGCTCATGGTGTAGATGTACAAGATCCTGAGTTTCTTAAAGACTATGCATTTGCACTAGAAGCATTGCGTAGTTGTCTTATGAGACAGGGTAACTTACATCATGATATGCAAGACTTAGTTGATAGATACTGCAAGTTCAATATAATCAAGAACAGAGCAGGAGAGATATCGCAAGTAGGTCTGCAGTTGATGTTAGATGAATTTGAGGATGATTTAGACGATTAGTCTTGACATTTGCACAATAATGTGCGATAATAAGACTTAACAATGATAGTGAGAATAATATGATATTAGTAGACTTGAACCAAGTAATGATTAGTAATTTGATGATGCAGTTACAAAGTGCGCCATCTGTCGACCGAGACCTTGTGCGCCATATGGTGTTCAATAGTCTGCGTATGTATAAAAAGAAGTTCGGCAACAAGTATGGCGATATGGTCATTTGTTGTGATGATAAGAACTACTGGCGTAAAGAAGTATTTCCACACTACAAAGCAAGTCGTAAAGGCGACCGTGAGAAGTCACCTCTTGATTGGAATGAAATCTTCACTGCACTGAATGAAGTGCGTGATGAGATACGCGAGAATGCACCTTACAAAGTCATTCAAGTAGAACATGCAGAAGCAGATGATGTAATTGGCACTATCTGTCATGAGCATGGTCAGCAACTAGGGGGCGACCCTATTCTTATTTTGTCTGGTGACAAAGACTTTCAGCAACTTCAAGAATATGCAAATATTGAGCAGTACTCACCTATACTCAAAAAGTTCATAAAGTGCAACGACCCTCAAGGTTATTTGCTAGAGCATATTCTCAAAGGTGATAGAGGTGATGGTGTACCAAACATCTTGTCTCCTGGTGATGTATTCGTAACAGGTGGTCGTCAAAAACCTATGAGTAAGAAGAAGATGACTGAGTTCATGCAGAACCCACCTATCGACTACGAGCGTTTCAAAGAGAATGCTATTCTTGTAGACTTAAAACAAACACCACAGCATATGAAAGTAGATATTTTAGAGCAACTAAATAGTGCTATAACAGGCAGTAAGATGAAACTGCTTGACTTGTTTATTGCTAAACGTATGAAACTACTTATTGAGGTGATTGAAGAATTCTAATGAAAGTACTAGCACTACATCTTATCAACCATGACGCCAACGTGACATACTACGATGGCGACAAAGCAACTTATCTAAATCTTGAGCGTGTAAAGGGTATCAAGAAGTATCACTACTACAAGTGGGACTTTCCTAAGTTAGTAGATGACCTACGAGGTATGAATATTCCTCTAGAGTTAGATGTTATTGTAGTCACTGTAGGTGAACAGATTGAAAATCCAAAGTATGAAGCAAATATGAATTGGAGGTACAAAGAAAATGAATTTGTGCTAGAGATTAGCGAAGAAACATTCACAAATGTATTTGAGTCCTTACCATATCGTGCAAAGAAGTACTATAGATGTGAGCATCACTTTGCACACTACATGAACGCCGAGTGGTTGTTTGGTCGAAAAAACAAAGGTATTGTCATTGATGGTTGCGGTGATTATGGTGTACACATTAGCGTGTTCGAAGGTAATAAGCGTGTGAAAAAATACACACAACAAGATATGTGTTCGATTGGAGACTTGTATTATGATGCATCTGCAGACTTGTTAGGCAGAGGACCTTCATGGACATGGGGTAACTCATTTGCTGACCGCAGTGGTAATTTAATGGGTCTGATATCATATGGTCAGTACAATCATGCATATGCTGAACATCTAAGGTCATTCTCATTTGAAGATTTTGTTGCTGAAGCAATGAATAAATGGAAATATGTACCAAAAAGTGACCATACTGAAGATGATACTTATTTTGGTCATGGTCTAGATGCTATAGCAAGGGATAAACGAAGTGTGAATCCTGAAACAAGTAAATACATTCATTCTATGGTTTGGCATCATAATGAAGGTCATCCATTCATAAACATGTGGCACCTTAACTGGATGCATACATGGCAGATAGTATTGTCAGAAAAACTAGAAGAATTCTTTTCTAAATGGTGTGCAGATGATGAAGAGTTTAGTTATAGTGGTGGTGTAGCACACAATGTAGTAATCAATGAAATACTAAACAAGAAGTTTCCAAACATGAGAATACCACCTAGTGTTGGTGATGAAGGTCAATCTCTTGGTGCTATGTTTGCATTTTTAGATTTCATGGGTATCAAAGCACCTGCTTGTCCTACAACGAACTGGCAGTCAGAAGAAATACCTATGATGAATGATGAGGCAATTGCTACAGTAGTTGATATGCTGATATCGAATAAAATTGTAGCAGTATGTCAAGGAGAAAGTCACATTGGTCCAAGAGCATTGGGTAATCGCTCTTTGATATATCTTCCTAATAGACAGTATGCGGCACATTATTTCAATGAACGTAAATTAAAGAATAGAGAATGGTGGCGTCCATATGGCATCATTATATTAGAAGAAGACTTGTCTAGACTGTTACACACAAAGACTAAATCGCCATATATGTTACATACCGCAAGACCAACGCCTGAAGGTGAAAGCGAATTATCAGGTGTCATTCATGTAGATAATACTGTAAGATATCAAACAGTGAACGATGGTCCGTATGCTAAACTACTGAAAAAATTAAAACAATACGGTCAACCACCTGCTATTGTAAACACATCACTCAACGCACACAGTAAACCCATGTGTCACACAACAGGTGATGCTTTTTCCTTTACAGAAGAGTATGGACCTGATGTACTAGTTGTTGGTGCTGATGTATATACTTGTGAACATAGAGGAGTAGCATGGTCAAGAAACTAAGAAAATACGAAAGACCTTTATTACAAAACGGTTGTAATAGATACTTTGGTCCGCCCATATACAAAAGCACAGTAAATGCTGATACTTTAGTTACTATTAAACAGATGGTGCGGGAATCAAGAGAAAGTGTAAAAGATTTGTTGTGCCATACAACTACACAGAATAATAGACTTGAGTTTGAGAACAGTGTGCTTCACTATGCCGCATTGTATGAGATATTAGGTCATGTAAGCAGTTTCACAAAAGGTCTGAATGCTCAAGACTTTCGGGATATCGATGAACTACAGTTGGACAATGTGTGGATGAACGTACAACATGCAAATCAAGCAATAGGTCATCATACGCATGAAGAAGCAAACTACGCATTTGTGATATATGTAAAGAACGAATTAACAGACCCTACAATAGGTTATGAGTATCAAGACAGAAGTGTAAATGATCCTGTAGATGGTATGATAGAGTGGAGATATGGTGAAGTGCATCGATGCTCACCTAATCGTATGCTACACTTTCCTGTCGAGGGTGAGATTGTAGTGTTTCCCGGATGGTTAGAGCATCAAGTATATCCATTCACAGAAGATGTCGAAAGAGTAAGCGTTGCAGGCAATATAAATATAGTTGATTAACAGATAAATGGAGACATTATGAGACAGCATATACCTGAGATTTTGAAACAATGTAATGATGCGCCAAGCAAGGCCGAACGAATTCGCATTCTACAACAGAATAACCTACGACCTCTACGCAATATTTTAGCACTAGCGTTTGATAAGAACATCGTGCTTGACCTACCAGAAGGGGCGCCACCATTCAAAAGAGACACAAGAGAACCTGTGGGCATGTCTAGCGCCTCATTGTACACTGAGAGTAGACGCTTGGCACGATGCGCCGTAAGCGACCCACTACCGAAGATGCGAAAAGAGATGGTTTTCGTACAAATCCTAGAAGGAATACACTGGGAAGAAGCGGACTTAGTATGCGCCGCTAAAGATAAAGATATAAGCAAACTATATCCTAACGTCACTAGAGAGATTGTGCGTAAAGCATTTCCTAATCTTTTGACTGACGTACAACCAAATCAATTTACAAAAAAGGAAGACGATGATGAGTGATTGGCAAGAGAGCATTTTTGAACTAGATGATTTAGTTCGTATGATTAAATTAGAGACACAGACCTTTTATGAGAAAGGTAATAAGTCAGCAGGCACAAGAGCAAGAAAGCACATGAGCGACTTGCAGAAGTGGTGTCAAGTAGAGCGTAAAGCAGTACAAGATAAGAAGAATAATCCAGACCCTACGGTGTAAAATGATTGAAGTAATTGATGATGTCTTAGATGATAATACATTTAAGTTGATATATGGTCTAATTTCCGATTGTAATTTCTTATGGAGATGGTCTCCCGGAACCACAGAAGGTATAATGGGTGCAGATACACCGCAGATGGTACGTCCAATATGTTTAGCAGATAGCGATAAAAATACTGCAGAAAACGATATAATAAACAGATGGCCTGAGTTTTACAACATCGCTGTCAAAGCACTAGAGAAGTCTGAGCGTAAGTGGATATTTGATAGTCTAAAGTTTCATCGTATCAAAGCAAATCTGCTTATGCCATGTCCTAATGCACCACCATTTCATCCTCCACACACAGACACAGATGCAGACGGTGCAGTGTCATGTATATTCTATCTGCATGATAGTGATGGTGATACATTCTTCTTTGGTGAAGAAAATAGAAGAGTGACGCCTAAAGCAAATCGTGCGGTATTATTTGATGCATATCACAAACATTGCAGTAGCAATCCAATAAATACTGATAGACGCATGATTATTAATTCAGTAGCATTCGTAGACGAGGAAAAGTAATGGATCCGATTTTACACACAGTAATCGCACTTGCAACTATCTACATTTCATATAAAGTAGGTACTCGCATGAGAGCAAAAGCAGAAATAGAGAAGTATACAGAGTTCTTAGAACAGCAAGGATTTGTCTGTATAGAGCAAATGAAAGACGGAAGTTATGAATTCATCAAACACTGGAAAAGACAAGAACAAAACTGAACATCTCTATTGCGGTACAGATGATTGCTGTCAGATGTGCGATACAGCAATAGGCGATACACCGCCTTTAGAGACACAGAAGCAGTTGTCTACGAAATACACACAAAGAGACTGGGATAGAACAGTCGGCGCAGGTAAAGTTCCTGAACAGTATAGAAAGAAGTAGCATGACAAAGCAACAGAAGTATATTGATGTACGCATGACACAACTCGCAGAAGAGCGAGACAAAGCGCATGATGAGCATGATAGAGCATGGTTCAATAGATGTATTCAAGAACTAGATTGGGTAAAGCAGATGAGTGATAAACCAACGCATAACTGCTATATGCAGAACATCACATACGCACAATCTCCTGAAGAGCAACGCATTTACGACTTACGCAGAACGGACTAATCACAATGAATATGAGTATTGAAGAAAAGACGTTATCAATCAAACGTAGAATAGCAGAATTCAAACTCAAGTACAAAGAAAAACTTGATAAACTATTAGAAGGCGAGGTACCACCTAACTATCTCAATGGAACATCAGAAAGAAAAAAAGATAATTCTTCTTCATGAAGTAATAGAAAGCAAGGTACGAAAAGAGAAAGAACTAGAGTACTATACTCAAGAACTTATTCGTATTCAAGAACGCATTGGGTATCTATCAAAAGAACTCGATTTAACGAAACTCATCATAGACATGATAGAGCATGAGCAAGTGAAAGACATTAAAGAGTATATGCTAGAAGAGAAGCAGTATTATGATTGAAGCAATCTCATCAGTATTCTTACCAATCTATCGTCTAGACACAACAATTACACATAAAGCAACGCATCAAGTAGTCACAGATGGTCAAATCACAAGAGTAGTAGATGAGTACATAACGTATTCAAAGACCGGACAAATAGTCAAGTCAGTCACACAGCATACAATAGACATATTAGTATGATACGCTATCTACTCATACCGTTCTATTCATTCTTTATCATGATGTTCTATGCAGGTCTAATGGGTAAAGAGAGACTAATAGAATACGCAATAGGTCAAGAGAAGAACTTAGTAGAAGAGTATATCATCATTGTATGCATAGTAACGATTATCACTGTAATTAGACAGTTCACAAGAACTTCACAAGAGCAATAGTAGTTCACACATATAGCATGAATGTTCACAAAAACAGCATATATTTACCCCACATTTTCACACTATTTCACACAATAATACACAGATATGGTAAGAATGAATTGCTCAAAAGGGCGAAATAACGCAATTAAATATAATAGGGAATATCATCTTTGCTTTTCGCACATACGAGCGCCCGTGTCAAGAGAAAAAAACGAAAAAAAGTTAAAAAAAAAGCAAAAAAACACTTGACATTTACCAGAAAGTATGCGATACTATACACATAGTCGAGATAGAGACTACTGGCGAAACGCTAGATTAACTGAATGCCACACGGCAACTGGAGCGTTTCTAGATTAACTGCAAGTCTCTATGAACTACTAAAAGGATTGTTATGAAATACGATAAGTCACTTAAAACACTTGCCCTTGAGCAAGACGTAGAAGATGCTATTACTACTGATATGATTAGTGGTTGTGAGCATATAGACGAATTGCTTACTCA